GCTTGGGAGCGTTGACGCTCCGAGCGACTAGGAGGTAGCATGGCGGAGCTTGTGACCATGGAGACATACGCTTCATGGAGTCCACAAGCTAGGACAGAGTTCGACCTTTGGCTCCGCCTCACGACGGGGCTAGAGGTTGGGTCTGTCCAAGTGTTTGAGGTCATCATCACAGACCGCCTCATCATTACATCGCATTGGCTCAAGTGGGAGGGCGGCATCTTCGCAGCGACAGACGAGGACGGCAAGCCCTATTGGTTCGCTCAGACATTCGACAGACAGCTTGGGCAATGGAAGCAATCCCCTCCTATCCTCCTACGTTCGGAGACATAAACAACAGGACAGCTTACCACCCCGGAGGCCCGCCATGGGCGACAACATTCCATTCAGAACGGCGGGCGCTACATGCAATGCCCGCCTTCAACGTAGCGATGGTGTCTACTGCGAGAACCCCGCAGGCGCAGACACCGACCACCCCGGTACGGGACGCTGTAGGATTCACGGCGGGTACACGGGCGACATTCATACGGACGGCCCCGAAGACCTCTACCGAGAGGCAGGGCTTGACGGCATCATTGACCTCGCAGAGTCCATGGCTCAGGGGGACCAAGAGTACCTCATGGAGGTCGGCAACAACGCCCTCGTAGTGACACGCTCAGGCATCCTCGGCAGACTCAACGACCCGACACTCACACCGAAAGAACTCAACGACCTTACGAGCGCACTCACCCGAGTAGACAACATGATTGCGAAGCATCCTATCATCGACAAGCCCGCCGAGGAGTTCGCTTCCAAGGAGGCTACCGACGAGCTTGAAAGACTACGAGCTATCAAGGCACAGCGAACCGCTTAACCATTCGGGACGGGCGGGGGGCTTCGTGGGCTGACCTCCGCCCTCCCTTCTTGTAACACAACCGCACCCCCACGGACTCTACCTATAGAACCAACGGAGCATAATGACCCTTCTCTCAGACGACTTCCTTGACCCCTACATCCGAGCAGAAGAGACCGGCAAGCATCCGCTCTTTGATTCCTTCAACGGCCTCGGCTACCTCGTATACCGGCGCACCTATTCCCGCCCCATCTACTACGACGGGCAGTACATCCGCCACGAAGATTGGTGGGAGACTGTGACCCGAGTGGTCAACGGGGCCAACGAGATTGGTGCGGACTACACAGAGGCAGAGGCCGAGAAGCTCTTTGACCTCATATGGAATGCCAAGGCGCTTCCGGGCGGGCGCATGTTGTGGCAGCTTGGCACAGACAACGTACAGCGGCTAGGCTCGGCGAGCTTGGTCAATTGCTACTACACAGAACTCACAGACCCCGCCGACTTCCGCTACCTCTTTGAGATGCTCATGCTTGGCGGTGGCGTTGGCTTCAACGTGACGAAGGATAGCGTTGCCCAACTCCCCGACGTTAACGGCGGCAAGCTCACCCTCAAGGAGGGCTTTGACGTTGACTTCGTTGTACCGGACAACCGAGAGGGATGGGGCACGCTCCTTGAGATGGTCCTTGAGGCAGGCTTCGGAATGAACGGGGCCAAGCATCTCACCTATTCAGTAGATGCAGTCCGCCCCGAGGGCACACCTATCAAGACCTTCGGCGGTACGGCGAGTGGCCCCGGCATCCTCGTTGACGGCATCAAGCTCATTGAGGACATCTTTGAGAACGCAGTACGCAGGGACATGGAGATTCCCGGCGACGAGAGGACCGGCCCTCGGCTATCCACGGTTGACGTTCTTGACATCGCCAACATCGTCGGCAGCATTGTGGTCTCAGGCAACGTGAGGCGCTCCGCGCAAATTGCCCTCGGGGACCAAGACGATATTGAGTACCTCACGGCGAAGCGGTGGGATGATGACACACCCCGCTACCGAGCGATGAGCAACAACACGGTCTTCGTATCAGACCCGGACAGTCTGCCTACCGAGTTCTGGAATGGCTACGACGGCAAGGGAGAGGCGTATGGTCTCTTCAACGTGGACTACGCACAGACCCACGGGCGGACGGGCGAGCTACGTCCCGATTGGAGTATTGAGGGCGTGAACCCATGCGGCGAGATTCCCCTAGCCAACCGAGAGTCTTGCAACCTCACCGAGCTAGTCCTCTCCAAGTTTGACAACCTCTACGAGATGATGGAGGCAAGCGAGCTACTCTACAGGATGCAGAAGGCTATCGCAGCCCTACCTCATGTTGACCCCGAGACCGAGCATATCACCAAGCGGAACATGCGCCTCGGGCAGGGCGTGACCGGCGTGGCGCAGGCTACCCCGGAGCAACTCAAGTGGCTCTCACCGACGTATGAGAACCTCGTCAAGTTTGACAAGTATTGGAGTCAAGCGAAGGGGTGGCCTACGAGCATCAGGCTCACGACGGTCAAGCCCTCGGGCACTCTGTCACTTCTCGCAGGCGTGACACCCGGAGTCCACGGCGGGTACTCGCAGTACCACATCCGCAGAGTCCGGGTAGCGTCCAACGATGCCGTCTTTCAATGGGCGAAAGACCAGAGCATCCCGTGGGAGTTCTTAGAGGAGTTTGACGGCACCGTAGACACACGCACAGCGGTCTTGGAGTTCCCATGCGAGTTCCCCGAAGGAACGTCCCTAGCGAGCCATGAGAGCGCCCTCCATCAACTACGGAGGCATCAGGCCATGCAACGGCTGTGGGCGGACAATGCGGTATCGGTTACCGTGACGTTCAAGCCCGAGGAGATGCCGGGGATTAGGGACTACCTCCGAGAGGAGTGGTCAACGATGAAGAGTGTGAGCTTCCTCCCGTATCACGACCACGGATACAAGCAAGCGCCTCTCACACCGATTGACGAGAAGGAGTACAAGAGCCGTCTTCGTGACCTCAAGCTAGAGAGTGGGCATGTCCATGGCGAGTCCTTCATTGGTGACGAGGAATGCGAAGGCGGCGCATGTCCCGTAAGATGAGCTTCCCCGAACTCGTTGTGGTGGTTCTGTTAATCATAATCTTCGCCGAGGGATGGAGGCGTATACGGTGACGACTAGAATCCCCCTAAGCTCGCAGCGCAAGGTCACTCCGCAGGAGCAGGCCAAGAAGCTCCGTATGGAGATTGCCGCCGAGGGTGCCTATGCATTCGCCGAGGTCTACTTCCCCTTCCTCCTCGTAGCTCAGGATGACATCTATGACAAAGACCCGAAGGAGCATGACGATGCCAAGGTCATCATTGAGGCGGGGACGAAGATGCCCCCCTCCATCTTTCACCATGACATCTACGAGACCTTCACCATCCGCGGACAGAAGCTCCGAGAGGCTTGGATTGCTCCCCGAGGCTTCGCCAAGTCCACGGTCATCACCATCCTCGTACTGTGGCTTGCAGCCTTTGAGCTTCGTGACTTCGTACTGTGGACATCCGAAACGGCCTCCCAAGTTGAGGAGCTTGTTGCAACCATCATTGACATCATTGAGGGTGGCGGCAATCTCATAGACGACTTCCCCCACCTTCTTCCAAAGCGTGACGAGCGCAACAACTACGTCAAGTGGACAGACCGCGACATCGTATTGACTTCCAACTTCCGCCTCTCCGCAAGAGGAGCAGGCAAGTCCACCCGTGGCCTTCGCCGTGGTAACGTCCGCCCGGACCTCATCATATGCGACGATGCCGAGGGAGAGAAGACGGTGGGCGAGACCGGCTACCCCAAGACCCGACGTTGGCTAACCCGAGTCCTTGCCCCGGCCCTCTCCCCCGGAGGGGACATCCTATGGGTCAACACGCTCATTGAGTGGCAGTCCGTGACCGGGGCCATGATACGAGGCGATGAGGATTGGGTACAGAAGTGGAACGTCCGCCACCTTCAAGCGGAGTGGAAGGAGACACCCGAGGGGGACCGAGTAGACGTAGCGAGCCTCACCTACCACGAACCAAGCAACAAGGAGATTCACGGACGGCCCTACGACGGGGACGTTGACGACCTCGTACACAAGCTCCTATGGGAGGCGTATTGGCCTCAAGAGAGGATAGACGCATTCAAGGAAGAGAACGGCATCCTTGCCTACTCGTTTGAGATGTTGAACAAACCGATGAGCGAGGGGGACAAGGTATTCGCAAATCCCGATTGGCTCAAGTGGTGTACCTTTGAGGGCGACATGGTTTACTTTGAGGGGAGAGGCCGGGACAATTGGACGAACGCCAACCTCCTCACGCATGTCACATTCGTTGACCCCGCCTTCGGGGGACGGGACTATGCAGCGGTCGTTACCGTGGCGTTCTTCCAACATGACTTCATCGTTCGGGAGGCGTGGTGGCAGAGGGGCGCAGGCATCAGGACGGCCCAAGTTGACGAGGCGGTTCGGCAGGCCGAGTATTGGGATAGCAAGGTCATAGGTATTGAGAACGTGGCGGCGCAAATCATGGTTGCCGACGAGACCGTGAGGAAGTCCCGTATCCCGGTAGAGCCGGTTCACCCGAAGGGGAAGAACAAGGTTGACCGCGCACTCCCGGTTGCCATCAGGGCATCGCAAGGGCATGTCTTCTTTGAGTCGGGAGGGAAGGGTCTACCCCCGCTCATGCAAATCCTTCGGGACTTCCCCGGCACGATGATAGATGACCCCGTAGATGCGTTCGTATATGCGATAGAAATGGCAGCGGCAATCCGTTCCAAGTTCATCGTAGCTAGTTAGGAGAGACATAAACAACATGAGCATAGCTCGCAATTGCAACCTTTGGAGGATTCCTACCGATGGCCTCGTACACGGCTGACGAAGTATGGGATGAACTCGTTGCGCTCAACGTAGAGCGCCGAACATCTTGTGAAGTCTACTACTCATATTGGATGGCGCAGCAAGACCTAGCCATTGACCCCGCAGAACTCAACTCCCGCTTCGGCGAGACCTTGGCATTGTTCCGCGACAACCTCACCCGCCCCGTTGTAGAGTCGGCGGAATCTCGCGTCCGGGTTACAGAGTTCGGCCCTAACGTGGGCGAAGATGCTACCGCACTTTGGAACGAGCTTGACATGCCCAAGAAGTCTCGCAGGGTTCACACTCAGGCGATGGTCAAGGGCGACGGCTTCGTTATCGTTCTTCCCGACGAGGAAGGCAACGCAAACATATGGCCCCAAATCTCCGATAGCATGTCTCTCCTCTACTCAGTCGTTGATGACAATATCAAGGTAGCGGGGTTCAAGTTTTGGGTTGACGAGATACAGCGAGCAGGCAAGCAAACCTCCGAAGATTACGTCCGAGTCAACCTCTACTTTGAGGACCGCATTGAGCGGTACATCTCCAAGAACTCTACCAAGGCGTTCAATAAGGAGTTTAGCGATTACGAGATATACGACGAGGAAGGAGCTTGGGAGACCACGCATTCAGTCGGGGAGGTTCCGGTCTTTGAGTTCAATGTCAACTACGACCTTGACGAGTCCCGAGGCCGCTCAGACCTCGCAGACGCTACGAGCTTCATTGACGCAATCAACAAGACCTTCCTTGACATGCTCACGGCCTCCGAGTTCACGGCGGCTCCCCAGCGTTGGGCTACCGGCGTTGAGATTCCATTGGACCCGAAGACGGGTGAGCCGATGGAACAATTCAAGAGCGGAAGCCACAAGCTATGGACCGCACCGAACGAGTCGGCGAGCTTCGGGCAATTCTCTCCCGGCGACTTGACGGCCTACACATCTAGCATAGACACCCTCGTTGAGCATCTCGCATTCGTGACGAGGACACCGAGCTACTCCCTTATGAAGACGGTACAGTACCCGAGCGGCGAAGCTCTCCGCTCCGCAGAAGCCCCGCTCCGCTCCCGAGTATCGGACCACCAAATTGACTTCGCACCGACATGGCGAGACATCATGGCGGCGGCTCTCAAGCTCAACAAGATTACGGTATCGGACGATGAGCTTAAAGACCTCATGCCCCGATGGCTCCCGGTCAACGCCCCATACGCAACGACCGAACTCCTTGAAGAGTTGACGGTCTACGCAGAGACCCTCGGCGTTCCCGAGGAGATGTTGTGGCGCTTGGCAGGATTCACGGCGGAAGAGATTGAGGAGATGAAGGAGATGAGAGAAGAGGAAGCGGTCCTCGGAGAGGAAGCCCTCGCAGCGGCATCCGCAACGGCAGTCCTTGACGGAGCGCAGCCCGAGGGCGGACTCGCGCAAGACGGCCTAGTACCACCCCCCGCCCCCGCAGAGCCACCGATTGACGCAGGCTTCTAATGGCAGGGGCCGACGCTATCGGCGCGGTGGCAGTCTCACGGGCCGAGGTTCGTAAGTCTGTTGACCGGCTAGAGAGTCACCTTGCGCGAGGCGCTAAGGGAGGCCGAGGAGTGCGTAGGGAGATTAACTTCCTCAACGCCCTACATCGGCAGACCGTCCGCCTCTCAGGCGTAGCCACGGGGAACCCCTACACATCGGCCCCGAGTGTCTTCGGACAGAAGGCGGCGGAGGGATTGGCCTCGGGCAACACCCGGACGATTGGCAGAGTCAAGTCCTCCATCCTCGCAGACTTCTCAAGCGACGGCCTACAACCGGCGAGAGATTGGACGCTCACGGGCGGGGGCGTATGGACATGGCAGGCGAACTCCTCGGCGTGCCCCTCATGTCTCTCGGCTCACGGCGGGCGCAACACGGGACCATTCGTACCGAAGCATCCGTCTTGCCTATGCATCCCCATCCCCAACGGAGAGGCGCAGGCCAACGGCGTAACCTCCCTCACCCCCAACACCATCGGAGACCAAATCCTCGCATACGGAGACCCCCGCTATTACAAGATGGCGAGAGGACTCAAGAGCGGGACGAACTCCCTCGGCGATGCGGCGGCGGTAGAGAACGTCAACGGGCAGGCCCGAGGGTTCCGAGCATGGCGAGACCACATGGCGAAGCAAGAGGTAACCCCGGTCGGCACGCCGACAGTCCCCGGAGCGGGCGGAGTGGTTCCCACCCCGGCCCCGATTCCCACGGCGGTTGTCGCTCCCCCTCCGGCCCCCGCCCCCACGACGGCGGCTACCAAGTTGCCATCTATCGACAGTCTCACGAACAAGCCCGTCTACAAAGACCCCGCTAGGCGCGCCCTCATAGACGATGCCTTCGCCAAGTTGGACGGCCTACCGAAGGAAGCGAGAGAGCTTTACATTCGACTCCTCAAGGAGTTTGACGGAGACATTGTATTCAGGGTGGCAACGAAGTCTACGAGGTCAATCCGAGAGATGGGCAAGGTCTCGTATCGGATAAGCCGACAGACGAGGCAACCCATCCCCGGCTCTCAGAAGTTGAAGCTACATCTCAGTCGGCAGTCCGATGAATATGACGAGAGGGTTCTTCGCCACAACGCCCACTCCAAGACGGTACAGCGCAGCGGCGAGAAGATGCGGCAATGGATAGCGGACAACCCCGAGCCGGTCCAATGGAGGTTGGCTACCCCCGATGAGTTGTTCAACACCCTCGTACACGAACTCGGGCACGCTAACGAAGTCTCGCGCGCGCTCGCAGGGAACCACTTGGTTCTCCCACAGAATCTCGTAGACGAGTATTGGAACATGGCCTACAGCGGCAACGCCAATTGGCGCGCCTCACTAGATGGAGTCAAGCTCATTGAGTACGAGTACGGCCTTACGAACAAGCCCGAGATGATTGCAGAGTTGTATCGGTTCTACCTCGCGGGCGTGCCCGCAGGGTCGGTACCGGGGGAGACAATCGGCGTGGCATCAAAGGTGCTTACCGCTGCCGAGTGGCGAGCGAAGAATCCACAACTAGCCCAATGGGTGAAGGAGAATCTAGTATGACATTCCAAGAGAGACTTGAGGAGCTTGAAGTCCTCGCAATCCGAGTGGGCGTAATCCACAAGGTTGACAACATTGACCCCTACTCAAGAGCGTCGGCGCTTGCCGATGTCCTCGGGCTTGCCCTCCCCGATGCGTTGGACCCGGACCTACCGCTCATAACGAGGCGTGGAAGAATCGAGATAAACCCCTAAAGGTTGTTGACTAGCGTGCCGATGTCTGTATAATGAACAACATGAACACCAACGAAAGGCACACCATGACCCGCACAGACATCGTTAAGGCCAAGGCAATCAACGCCCCGAAGTTCGACGCTCATGGTTGGTTCGGCAGCTACCACCCCAACCGCCCCGAGACCAATTGCAACTCCCTCTATTGGGGAATGACGACCGCCGACAAGCTCGTTGCAATCTCCTTCCGTCAAGCAACGACCGAAGCCCCGAAGTGTGACCGTTACTTCGGCCTCCCATTCTGCGACCTCCCCGCCAACTCCCATCTTTGCCACGACGGCGAAGCAATCCACGTTTAGGAAGTAGGACAACATGACCGTCACCTTCACCAACACCCCCGAATGGTCCGAGGTTCTCTCGGGCCTCAAGCACACGGCAATTCAGAAGTCCATCACCGAGGCGCAGGCCAAGCTCAAGGGCGAAGAAGTCCTCAAGGGCAAGAAGCTACAGCAAGCGATATGGCTCGGCGAGTCCGCTGCCCTCCAATTCGCCATCAAGCAAGAGTCCATTGACGGCGTTCCTAACCCAACATGGAATGACCCGGAGTGGGGCAACGGCGCAGTCAAGGTACAGGACGTTCCCGAGGCCGAGGACATCACAGACCTCATCGCCTTCCTTGAGGGAATGGATTGGTCAGACTTCGCCAAGAGTCTTGTTACGCAATACAATAACACCGGCTCACTCTCCCGCAAGCAAATCGCAAGCGGTCGCAAGATGCAAGCGACCATGGCGGCGAAGGCCAAGGCCAAGAAGTCCGAGGCAGTCGTCAAGTCCAACAAGCCAACCTCCCTAGACCTCACCGACCTCCCAAGCGGTTACTACGCAGTCCCTAACGGAAGCTCCCGCCTCAAGGTTCGGGTAGCCCGCCCGACGAAGGCGAGCAAGTGGTTCGGTTGGACGTTCGTATCGGACGGAGCGGCTTACGGGCAGCGCACCAACTACGGACGGCAAGCACCGAGCGGCAAGTATCAGGGCGACATCACCGAGGCCATTGAGGCCATCCTCGCAGACCCCTACGAGGCGATGGTTGCCTACGGCAAGCTCACCGGCTCATGCGGTAATTGCGGGCGCATCCTAGAAGACGAGTCCTCCATCGCAGCGGGCATCGGTCCCGTCTGTGCGGCGAAGTGGTAGAGAGGAATCGCTAAAGGTTGTTGACTAAGCTACCGATGTGTGTATCATGGTCAACATAAGCAACGGCGAAGGAGCCACAATGAAGACAGCAACCTACCTCCAAGGATACGACTTCCGCACAGCGGGCGATTGGAACCCCGAGACTCAGAGCGAAGAGAACGTCACGACCTTTGAGACCATGCCCGACTACATCATGTGGGGCGGACCCAAAGCGGGATTCTCGGCAGCTTGGGAATTGGCAGCAGGCTATCGCAAGGTTCTCTCTTTCGACATCCCCGAAGAGGGCGATGTTGAGACAGCTTACGCAATGACGCAGAACGGCTTTGAGGGTTCCGTCACAGACGGCCTCAAGGTTCGCTCGGCAGTCATCGGCGATGTCTACGTTATCGACGGCGATGCTTTCGCCATCATGCCTTGCGGATGGTCGAAACTCACGGCAGCGGACCTCGGCAACATCCTCGCACGATTGGAGACCAAATAGATATAGTCAACTCGCTAAGACGGCCCCTTCCCTCGGGAGGGGGTCTTCTTCGTTGTAGACATAAACAACGTAGGCCGCAAGTGCGGTCTGTCACATAGCGTACTCAAGGAGGCGACATGCCCACAGACGAAGGAACCAACGAAGACGGCTCAGAATCCACCGAGGATGAAGAGGACGCATTCGACAAGGACCGCGCACTTAAGACCATCCGTGAACAGCGGAAGGTTGAGAAGGCTCAAGGCAAAGAACTTGCGGAACTCCGCAAGTACAAAGAGGCGGCAGACGCAGAGGCACTAGCCAAGGCGGAAGCCGACAAGGATTTAGAAACGAAGTTGGCAGAAGCAAAGGCAGAACTCAAGGAGGTCCGAGCGGGCCAAACGAGCGCCGATGTCAAAGCGGACTTCTTGCGAGTGGCATCACTCCGGGGCTATGAAGACCCCGAGCTTGCCTACCTCGCAGCCAAGGCGGCAGACGTTCTTGGCACCCCGAAAGACGGGAAAGTGGGAGACCACGATTTCGACGTTCTGGAAGAACAGTACCCAAAGCTCGCAAGCGAGGCTGGCGACAAGAGGGGGTTCGGGTCAGGCGATGCATCCAAGAAAGGACGCAAAGCCGGGACGACGGTGAACGACCAATTCAACTCCGTTGTCCGTAGACAAATGAACCGCTAACTACCCCGGAGGGTATACAACATGGCAAACAGAGTACAGAGAGGCGACGTTGCCTCTATCATTCTCCCCGATGAAGTCTCAGAGGAACTCCTCCGAGGCGCAAAGGAGAGTTCGGTTGTGCAAGCATACAGCCGAGGCATTCCCATGCTCGCTCAGAACAAGGTTATCACGGAGGCGGAAGTCAACCAAGCTAACGTGTTTTGGGTTGGAGAGGTAAACCGTAAGAGTACCGATGCTCCTACGATGACACAGAAGACTTGGACGATGAGCGCAGGCGAGCTTGCAGTCATCATCCCGCTTGACGAGGACGTACAGGACGACGCTACTGTAGACCTCTTTGAGCTTTACAAGGTTCCAATTGAGACCGCCATTGCGAATGCGCTAGACGCTGCCGCTCTGTTCGGTACCACGAAGCCTACCTCTTGGGGTACGCTTGGAACGGACATCATCCCTAATGCCGTTGTCGCAGGACACGGGTTTGAGGAAGACGCTACCCCAACGGATGCCGAACTCCTCACACTCATCTCGGGTTCCGGTCTCGTACCGGGAACACCGGACGGCGCAATGCAGGCGCTTGAAGAGGATGGCTACGAGGCTACTGCCGCCGTTGCTCATACTCGTTTCAAGAGCCGCCTTCGTAATGTCAAGGACTTGGACGAACGCTACATCTTCGGCGATGCCGTAAGTGCAGGCGTGCCGGGGTCACTCTTCGGAATGCCCCTGTCCTTCGTCAAGAACTCGGTGTGGCCCGCGCCTACCGGCGTGGCGGGCGATGCTCACCTTGTCATTGGCGATTGGTCGCAGTCGTTCCTTGGTACCCGTAAGGGCATCAAGTACAAGGTCTTTGACCAAGGTACAATCACAGACGGCGCAGGCAATGTCATCTACTCCCTCATGGAGCAGGACATGGTTGCCCTTCGTGTGACCGCGCGTTATGGCTTCAAGGTCATCGCAGACGATACGGCGGACGGCGAGACTCTCGCAGCCGGGGAACCATTCCCCTTCGCCATCGTACAACCGGAGATTGTCTAGCACAATCTTGAACGGGGGAGGGCACCGGCCCTCTCCCACCCCCTCGGGGGAGGAGACATAACATGGCAGGAATTGAAGGATTTGACGTTAGCCTTAACACGGGCGACCTCGTTGTAGCCGAAGGGACTTACAACGGAGCGGTCGTGGCAGGGGCTACGCTTGACGCAGCGGCACTTGCCGATGGGGTTGCTTACGCAGTCACCGACGGCGGCGCGCTCTCAATCGTTGAGGTCATCCCCGTTGGCTCGCAGGCGGTTGCATCATGCACCGTAGTCACGGGAGCCGCAACGCTTGAGACATTGGCCTTCCGAGGTCAAGACGCTTCGGCAACGCAGTAGCAGACCGACACATATATAGCGAGAGGGTCCGGGTCCGTAACGGGCCTCGGCCCTCTCTTGTTTTAGGGAGGCCGCATGGCACTCACAACCGGAGAGATTCTACGCCTTCGCCGAATGGCGGGGGAGTCAAGCAAGCCCGACGAAGAGCGGATGCTTGACGACGCTACTCTACAGGACATCGCCGACGAGGTTGGCCTTGTCCCCGACGCTGTAGACCTCACGCCCGCAGACGTTGGCTACGCCCCCACATACGACCTCTACCGGACGGCAGCGGAAGGATGGAGGGAGAAGGCCGGGATGATTGCCGAGGGCTACAACATCAAGGTAGAGGGCGCACAATTCAATCGCTCCGAAGCGTATGAACACTACCTCAAGCAAGCCACCCGCTACGCAGGCATGGCGAACAACCTCACGGTCCTCACCTAATGACACTCACAGACCGAGAGCTTCGGCTCATGGCGGATACGCAAGAGAGCTTCTTCCCCGAGCTTGTGGACATCCTCCGCAGGCAGACGGCGGACGATGGCTTCGGTGGCGCTACCAAGTACGACCTCATTGAGATTGACACGGGCGTACCCGCGCGAGTCACTCAGGCTCAGACTCAGGCTCTCGGCGGAGAGGCGGCGCGCGACATTGAGGTAGAGGCTTGGACAGTCCGCCTCCCCCTCGGGCGCACCATCCTAGAGAACGATTACGTCCGATGGGGTGACATCCTCATACAGGCCGACGAGGTAAAGACCCGGAGCTACGAGACCGCCATAACAGTCTCAGGCAAGGTTGTCAAGTAATGGCACGCACCTATGGAAGTGGCCCCGTGAGCATAGAGGTCATCGGCGGACAGAAGCTCAAGTCCAACTTCAAGAAGTACAAGAAGGGTGTCCTCATCGCAGGCCCAACCATCGCAGGGGCGGTGGCGAAGAACATCGCCGAGGTAGCGAAAGACCTCGCGCCCTTTGACCCGGAGAACACATCAGAGCCACACGTTCGGGACAACATACACATCCGCAAGATTGCAACGGGGGCGGAGGTCTTCGTCAACCGTGGCGGTACTCGGGATGATGTCCCGGCCTACCTAGAGTTCGGCACCTACAAGATGGCTCCGAGGCCATTCCTACATCCCGCCCTCAACCTCGTACTCACGACGTTCGGCGTACAGCGAGGGGCACGCAAGGTTGGCGGGCTTCTCTCACCTAAGCGGGGAGGCATCTTCTAATGCAGAACAAGGCACATTGGCAAGCACTCTATGACGCAATGAGAGAAGCCCTAGACGACGACGGGCAAGACCATGTACCCATATTCCACGTTACCTCTGTGGACACGCAGACGGGCAAGGGAGCAACCGCTCCGTTCATTGTGTACCGGCAAGACGTAGAGCGCAGCATGGGCACCATGGGCGGCGGAGAGCTTACCGTCCTTGACTCGGGATGGGTCATTACGTCCTACGCATTCGACCTCGGGGACGGCCTAGACTACCTCTCCCTCATTGAGACCGCTCTCGCAGACACAACCATCACGACGGGCGACGGCTATACCACGACGGCCTTTGAGGTCATTGGCGTACAGACACTCTACGACGATGAGTACAAGGTTTACGGAACTCACATGCGGGCCATGTGGCAGCGTTCAACGTAGACATAAACAATGCAGACAATACACCCCGCCCCGCATCAACACGGAGATTCTTAACTCATGGCAATGGTAGACGCAGACTGGACAATTGACAGAGCCACGGGCAACATCCGTTACGGCGGTGCAGACCACAACGGCGCAGCGACCTATGCAACGGTGATTCAATTCAGGCGTTGGCTTGGCGAGAAGGCGGATGACGCTTCCTCGGGTACCTCGGATGACGAGTACGATATCACCGACCCGACAGCCGCCGACCGTAAGACCGATAACTTCGTACAGCTTCTCGGCAACTACAACATCACTCAAGCCGAAGCGGAGCATCTCTTCGACGGTTCAATTATCCAAGGGACGGGAGGTACCGAGGTCTTCTTCGACGGCATCATTAACTTCGGGAACTCCGACGTACAAATCCAAATCATCCAAGATGGCGCAGTCCTCGCAGACGATTGGTGGAACGAAGCGGGCGCAGGACTCAACCCCGACGCAGCGCAGGGCATCTCCCATCGCTTCCTTCTTGAGACCAAGACGGCGGGCGCGGATATTGACGGGCGTAGGCTCATCGGTACCACTCGCACGTTCGGCAATACCTACGGCGAGTTCACCATCAACGGCACATCAAGAGGCAACAACGTCCTCGCGCTCGTTGACTCTGCCGACCTCAACAACGGAACGATAGAGGGAACCGTTGCGGGTTGGACGGGCATCACTCTTACGACCGAGGGCTTCGCACCTATCACCATCGGCGGCGTTGTGTATGACTTCTACTCGGAGTGGAATACGAACCAACCGACGAGGAGCATCAACGACTTCTACGAGCGCATGAAGTGGACGCAGAGGGACGGCTCAACCGAGACTCTTTGGGGACTCAACGGCGAACTCTTCCGGGGCATTACCCATGAGTGGGATGTTGACGGTGGAACGGGTACGTTTAGCGCCTTTGAGCTTCTCACCTTCACCAACGGAACGGCACAGCTTCTCGCAGTAGACAACGTGACCACGCCTACGAAGATGTGGGTACAGCTTCTCACCGGAACTCTACCGGGAGACAACGACCTCATCACGGGCGTTTCAACAGCGACGGCGTTGGCAGAGTTCACGGGCGGACAGTCACTAGCCCGCCCCATCTCAACACCGGCAGTCGGTGTGTCAACCGGAACGGCGCTCATCGGCGCTTACGGCTTCGGCGTAGAGGCAGACGACTTGACGGCGAACGATAAGGTATTTGACCTTACCAACACGCTCCGCACCCCGCCGAACAATGTAACCTTCACGGTCTTCGGAACGGAGAACGGCGAAGACCGCCTCCTCGTTACGAATGACAATGCGGGCGATATTGACTACGCACAATTCACACTCAACGGCCTCCTCTCGGGTCCAACCGTTACGACTGTCACAGTCAACGGGGCCATCCCCGGAGACACCCCAACCTCGGGCACCATCCGAGTTCTACGGGTCTCGGGCATATACTCGTTGCATGATTACTCGGTATGGTCCGGGTCTGACTTCACGATTACATCGCACAACTTCTCAACGGACAATGCGATTAACGGAGCCAACACATTCATCTCCTACCTTGACCTCTTGGTTGGGGCAAGCGACCCATCCTTCACGGGGGTCTACGGTTCGGACAGAACGTACTTTATCCGAGATAGGGATGGTGGCGGTACACCTATCAAGTCCTTTGAGACCACGGGTATCGGCGGCGCAAACGGAGGCTCGGCTACTGTCATTCGTACCTCTGATGAGTAGGGCGGTAACGCATGGCAGCGACGGTTACGTTTGACGGGACAAGAGTTAATGACGCAGACTCCAATACCAATTGGGGGCATTGGGGCGGTGGTGGACCGGCTCCCGCATCGGAACCCCAACTCCGGTATCAGTATTCCGGTTCGGGTTCGGTAGGGGCGGTCAACAAGAAGGCGACGGGTACAGGCACGACGTACAACGGCATTGACTATGACCCCGGCTCGGGTGCGATTGACATGACGGCGGCGGCGTTCCCGCTGTGGTTCCTCAAGACCTATGTATCGGACTTCTCGGACCTCAACGCAGCGTATGGCGTAAAGGCGGCAGCGGGTAGCGCACTCGGCGACAAGTACGACTTCAACATGGCGGGCACCGACGCAAACCGCGCACCCTTTGACGAGGGCTACCCAGCGCAAGGCGGCTACCTCTTTGCTTCCATCAACCCGAACATCGCAGCTTGGCGAGAAGGGACCACCGGCACACCCTCCCTCTCGGCTGTAGATTGGTTCGGCGTGCAAGTCCTCTTCGTCAACGGTGGTGCCAAGGATGTCAACTTTGCCATTGACGCAATCGACATAGGGCGGGGGTTGTTTGCCGTGGGAACGGCATTCGACTTGAGTGCCCTCATCACCACAGACCAGAACACCATAGCGAACCGTTGGGGAGTCGTTGCAGGCGCACCGGGAGCATTCGATTGCATCGGCCTCGTCACCATCGGTAGGGACTCGGGCGGGACGGCTCAGGCCACGATGGACGACTTCTCTATCATCACCTTCCCCGATGGCTACCAAGGTCCGGGGGATGTCGGGTTCCTCGCAGACCTAGACACGGCCTCTAGTGATATCGCATTCTCGGGCCTCTACATCAGCGACGGGGCACTAGCTACATCGGACACTCGGGCGGACCTCGTATTCTCTGGAACGACCGGAGTGGGCGGCATCTTCGGGACGGTTCGTAACTTCCGCAACGTGACCCTTACCTCGGTCACTCCGATACTCAACGCCGATATAGAATGCCAACTCCTTACCCAAGCCTCGGCAGACATCTCCGCTTCGGTCATCCGCACTAACTCGTTGACCTCGGTAGCGACTCTCCAAGACCCAACCTTCGGAAGCACGACGGACCTCTTTGATGTTGAGTTCATACAGGCAGGCGCAGGGCACGCAATCGAGATTGACACGGCAGGGAGCTACGACTTCAATGACCTCATCTTCACGGGCTACAACGTGGCGGATGAAGAAGACGATTCAGCCCTAGACATCACAGAGACAACCGGCACCGTGACCATCAACATCAACGGCGGCTCTACGCCAACCTTCAAGTCGGCAGGCGCTACCGTGGTCATCGTTGCGGGCGCAGTAACGCTATCCTTCCATGTCATTGAGAGCGACCCACCGAGGGCAGACATACAGGACGCTCGGGTACTCGTTCAAGCGGCAGCTACAGGACCGCTCCCCTATCAAGAGTCTGTCACCATCACTCGGGTAACCACTACGGCAAGCGTGGCGCATACGGCTCACGGTCTAGCCAACGGGCAGAAGGTCAATATCCAAGGCGCAGTACAACCCGAGTACAACGGCGTACAGACCATATCAAACGTCACCACCAACGCCTACGACTACACGGTAGCGGGAAGCCCGACAACCCCGGCTACCGGAACCATTGAGTCTACGGCGGTCATCATTGAGGGTCTCACGAATGTTGCCGGGGTCATCTCTGACACCCGGACATACGCAGCGGACCAAGACTACGAGGGGAGGATACGCAAGTCCACGGCATCTCCCTACTACAAGAACTCTCCGCAGACGGGGACGATAGACAAGGACATTGGACAGTCCGTTACCGTAGGAATGATAAGCGATGAGTAGCCCATCACCACAGCTAGAAGTAATTGAGTACGACGATTGGAGGCAGTCCCTCCTCGCGCGCAATGCGAACGCCGTCATGGAAACGATAGAAGCTCACCGGCAGCATGTCGATAGCTTGGAAACGAATGTCAAACTACAGAACGCCAAGATTGCAACCTTGGAGGCGGAGCTTCGCGCTCTCACTCACCGATTCAATCTCTTCTTCATTGAGGCCCAAGGGACGGGCGCAACCACGACGGACGACGGAGGGTAAGGATGGCCCTAACCGTTGACTACCTCACGTTGACCATTGCAGTACCCAAGATAGACCTCACCCTCGTATCGGGGACGGTCTACAAGTACAGCATTGGTGACACGATGCGCGCAGACATGAAGGCGCAAGAGGCTAGTGAGGAAGGCATCACCTTCCAAGATATGCACCAACACAACACCGAGGTTCTCCTCGCAGGGATTCTCTACGCCCGAGTTGTTGAGTTCATCAACGGCTTCACCGTGACCATTGAGGACGGGCAGTATGGCGTTAACCTCTTCGGAGCAAATCACAATATGGCGGATGTCATCAACCGCAACCAAGTGTCAATCGCCGTGAACAACTCGGCGGGTCTACAGACCGTACCGGGAGGCGGACTCTCCGGGGCGCAGGACGCAACACTCACGGCAATCTCTCGGCGTACAGGAATGCGGCAGCGCATATGGATTGACGCAGGGGACAACAACGCAGTCAAGATGACAACCTACGAGGAGGACGGACTCACCGAGTTTGAGACTCACACGCTCCTCACACTTGAAGGCAACATACCGGACATTGACATCTCCGCCATCACCGAGAGGGGGAACCCATGAGCATTGTAGTCCGAGGACTCTCAGGAACCAACCTCGTAGTGCGGGGTTTGGCGGAGACCTTCGGCTTACTACGACCCATATCGGCTCCCTTCTTGATGACGGATGCGCTACTCGCATTCCTATTCACGACCATGGACCCCGGCGACCGAGCGACTTCGGCGACGTTGGGCGCAGCGACCATGGCACTCGGGTCGGCGAAGTCAAGTGCGAACATAAACAACCCGAATACCGCCACACAAACGAGACCACTCACGGCGGTCGTTCACAGAACGGGAACAGCGGTTCTCGTACATGGAGGCTAGGCAAATGGCAGACGCAGTATTCTACGAGGGGGACCGGCAACCGTACTTCCGCGTGACCCTTCTTCGTGGTGGCGAAGCCATCAACCTAGAGAACGCCGAGAGTGTGGCCTTCAAGATGTGGCGCAACGGGCGCGAGATTATGCCAACGGTTGTAACGGGTGCGGCGGTCGTAATTCAGACCGGCGCAGACACAGACAAGGGCGTAGTTGAGTACCGATGGGGGGCGGCGGACCTTGCCCTCTACGGCAACTTCACGGCGGCATTCGTCATCTCATGGCCTACGGCTCTACCGGAGACAGTACCGGACCTCGGATACATCACGGTCCTTGTCCGCCCATCAGCAACGTAGACATAAACAATGGTGAACCATAGAGTCCGTAAGGGGCTTGCCTTCTAGTTTGGCATGTCCGAGGCGTACCGCATACCGGAGGCAACATGCCACATTACAGAGGACGCGACGTAGTTGTTACCTACAACTCCATTGACGTTAGCGGCGATGGTCGCTCCGTTTCGCTTGAACAAACAGCGGACACGCTAGACGATACCGTTTACGGAATGGACGAACGCACCAAGATTGCATCGCTGGAAGACGGAACCTTCTCTCTTGAAGCTCTTGACATCACCGGCACTTGGAGCGCAGCATGGAACGAGCTTAGCGTTGGCGCAAGCAACACCATGGTCATTCAACCCGAAGGAACGAACACCGGACTCAGGGAAGTCTCATTCACCGGGGTCATCACATCCCGCTCACTTGAACTCCCCTACGACGACCTTGCCAAGATATCCGTATCGGGCGAGATTTCAGGGCCGGTTACAGAGGGCGTACAGTCCTAGCAAACCTTGGCGGGCGGTAGGTTCAACCCTACCCCCGCCTCCAAACTACCGAGGAGGTAGACGATGAGTGCGGCAATTCGGACAGTAAACATTGAGGGGCATGGCCCCGTTGAGTACGATAGCGATATGCCCATGAGGGCAATCCGTGGTCTCATGTCGGGAGCCAATGACGGCGACTTCGCAGAGATGATTACAGGGCTTGCATCCTTCGTAATCTCATGGCCCTTTGAGGGCAGTCCCGCAGACGAGGAAGCGTGGGATGACCTTCGGCGCTCCGAGTTCAACGATACGGTTACAGCCGTCGTTGAGGACTTGGGTTCGTTGGGGGAAGAATAGGGAGGGCGCTAGTTGTATCTAGCGTCGGTGGCGGAAGTCCTCCCTACGAAGTAGTCCGCCTACGAGTGTGCGAGAAGATGCATTGGACGTTTGAGGAGTTTGACAACACTCCCGGCGCTTCCATCTTTGAGGCGCTTGAGGTTTGGCGTTTAGAGGACGATAAGGTTGTCTAGGTGTACCGACACCACTATCACCACAGAAGCCCCGGAAGACCCCTTAGCGTGGCGCTCCGGGGCTTCTAGTGTACCAAACACAGACATAAACAACACGATAGCACAGCGAGGACTCCCCGGAGGTTAAGGCGTGCCGCAAGTTGATGAACTCACTCTAGTCGTAAAGGCCAATACCACTCAGGCGGTAGCGGGCCTTGACCGCGTAGAGAAGAAGGCAGGCGGTCTCGGCAAGAAGCTCGCAGGCAGCATCGGCAAAGCGGCGAAGCTCATGGTCAAGACCGGCCTCGTAGCGGGCGTGGTCGTTGGCGGTATTGCGGCAAAGCTCGCACTCGGCTTTGAGTCTTCCATGGCTCAGATAGAGGCGAACGTCGGCACGACCGGCGCGGACCTCCAAGAACTCGCAGACGCAGCCCTCGCAATGGGCAGCAAGTTTGGCGTTGGCGCGGACGAAGCGGCAGCGGGTCTCTTCTTCCTACAGTCAGCGGGACTCAGCGTAAAGGATTCCATAGACGCTCTTGAAGTCTCCGCCAAGTTGTCCGCCATGGGCCTCGGCGAGATGGAGGACATTGCCAACGGTCTCACCACGGCGATGCAGAACTTCGGCATCTCCTCGGAAGAGGCAGGCGACATCTTCGCCAAGGCCGTTGAGCTTGGTAAGGCGGACCCCGCAGAGATGGGGAAGATTCTCAACCAGAACGCGGCGGCGGCAGCGGCTACCGGGATGCAGTATGACACCCTCGCATCTACCACGGCATACCTCACTCGTATCACCGGGGACGCTAACAAGGCAGGCACGCAAATGGGCGGTGTCTTGAATAAGATGATTAAGCCATCGCAGATGGCGCGCAAGGCAGTCTCAGGCATTGGCCTAGAATGGGATACCGTTGCGAACATGATTAGCAACGACCCCTTCAACGGCATCAAGGAGCTAGACAAGCTCTTCGCCGATGCGGGCGTATCCTCTAACGAATGGATGGGTCAAGTCCTAGAAGACTCCGAGGCCATCAAGGGGGGACTCGCACTTCTCAACGCTCCGATGAAGGACGTTATTGAGTTTCAAGATGGCATGGCGGACTCGGCGGGCAAGGTCAACAAGGGTTGGGATATTGTCTCCGATACTGCCAAGGTCAAATTGCAGCAAGCCCTCCAAGGCATCGCCTCGGCGCTCATACCCATCGGCCTCATCATCCTTGACATCGTTGTACCGGCAATCAAGGTACTCGGCGAATGGATACAGAAGGGCATCAAGCGGTTCGGCGAGTTCGCAGAATCCACCAAGCCAATACGGGATGCCTTCGGCAAGGTCATGGCGTTCATCATCGCTCTCTTCCAAGGAGACTTCGGGAAGATAATTGCGACGTTCAAGGAGATGCCCGACTCCATGAAGCCCCTTGCCCCGATTGCATTGGAAGTGGTACGCAAGGTCAAGAAGGCGTTTAACGGACTCAAGACTGTCCTAGACAAGACGACCGATGCCATAGGGTACCTCATCACGAATTGGGAGATATTGGCAGGACTCCTCGCAGGCATCGCAACCTTCAAGGCGGCTACTCTCATTCCTACACTCCTCAAGGCGGCGGCAGCGATGTGGGCTTTGGTGGCCCCGGCAATTGCGGCGGCGGCTCCCTTCCTCCTCATAGCGGCAGCGGTAGCCCTCCTCGTAGCGGGCATCATCTACGCCTACCGAAACTTTGAGTGGTTCCGAGATGGGGTGGCGACAATCTTTGAGGGCATCAAGACGGCCTTTGAGTCTGTCCTTGCCTTCATCACGCCACTCATTGAGGACATGGCGGCGTTCATTGAGCAGACAATCGGCGAACTCATAGATTGGTGGAACGAGTCATGGCCCGAGATATCGGAGACCATTGACATCGTAATGAGCTTCATTGAGGATATCCTCAACCGAGTCATGCCCTTCATCTCAACCATCTTCGGGGCCACATTCAAGTACATCGGAACCGTCGTAACCGTGGCATTCGACCTCATCAAGGAGATAATCCGAGGGGCGCTCAACATCATCAAGGGAGTCATTGAGGTTGTCATGGCGGTCATCCGAGGGGATTGGGGCCAAGCATGGGAGGGCATCAAGAAGATTGTTGACGGCGTAATGGACATCATCTTCGCCATCGTTGACTCGGCTCTCACCATTATCAAGGCGGCTCTTGAGGCAGCGTGGACAATCATCAAGGCCACACTCGGCGCTCTTATGACGGCGATAGCGAAGATATGGGAGACCGGATGGCTTCGCCTCAAGGACATCGTTGGCAGCATATGGAGCAGCATCGGAGACATCATCAAGAGCGCATTTAAGGGCGCAATGAATTGGGTTATCGACAAGATAAATTGGGCCATTGAGAAGCTCAACGGAATCATCCGCACATTCAACAGACTCCCCGTACCGGACATCCCCGAGATATCATCAGTCGCCAACCTCGCAGACGGAGCGACTCTCACAAGTCCGGGCTTGGTCAACGTGGGCGATGCCGGGAAGGAGACAGTCTTCCTCCCGCAAGGCGCGCGCGTGGAACCCAACGCCCCCGGCTCAACCGGAGGCAGCGGTGGCATGGTCATCAACCTCAACGCCCCACAGAACGACCCCCTCGGAATCGCTAGGGAGATTGGATGGGAACTAGCTAAGAGAGGAGCAGCGTAATGGCACTCACGGACTACCAATTCAGCTTCAATGAGCTTGACTTCGGCCTCGGTACGCTCCTCGGCGTAAAGGCGGTCTCGGGTCTTGAGGACTTTGACATGGCTATGGGAGACTCTAACCTCCCGAGGGCGTGGGGAGACATCCCCGGACTTCACACGGCGAACGCCCGCGAGGTCATCTTTGAGTTGTCCACGATTGACGACGGTACCCTCAAGTCGGCACTCAACTCCTTCCAACCTAGCGAGGCGGTTCTACCCCTCGGGTTCAAGGAGCCGAGCTTCGTTGAGAGGTTCCTCTACGCAAGGGTCGTTGGTAGGGTAATGCCCCGCAACCCCTCGCACAAGTTTCGCAAGGTCATCACTCTCCGCTTCAAGATTGCAGACCCCCGCATCTACTCGGCTACTCAGGAAGTGCAAGTCATCGCACTCTACGACTCGGGCGGTGGCGGTGGTCTTGAGTACCCCGAGGTAGAGTACCCCAAGGAGTTCGCAGGCGGAGCTACAGGCGACGAGATTGTGACCAACGACGGGAACACCGATGCCTACCCCGTAGTCACCTTCTTCGGCCCCTCCTCGGGAACGATGACAGGGGCTACCCTCACGAACCTCACCACGGGACAGACGGCAGACTTCACCTTCACGACGGGACTCAACCCATCAGACATATTCACGGCAGACTTCCGAAGGTTGGTACAGGCCGACCCCGGAACCACGCCCTACATCCGCCTCGGCGGAACGAACCGCTACGGAGATTGGAACCTACCAAGGGAACCTTTCACCATAGCCCCCGGCGCAAATGACCTACGCTTTGAGATTACCGGGACGGGTACAGACCCTACATGCTCAGTAACCTTCCGAGACACTTGGCTCTAACATGGCAACTACAACATTCTTTGACGCAACCTTCGGAGTCCGAGCAATCGGGAACCGTACAGACAACACCGGCACTCCCACGGTAGACCTTACCGCAGAGGAGGACCGCTTTGACAACCTTGACATCGGGGCGGGTTACATCGCGCCCATAGACTCCTTCCTCGTAGCGGCGGCTACCGTGTGGAATATCGACGTTGGCAGCGGGGCCACGGATACAGACCTCTACATCGTTGAGGGCAACCTCCCCGGTCAAGGCAACTACATCGTTCGTCTTGACCAAGCGGGAGCGGTCATCACCATCACGGCGGCGGACGGGTCCAACCCTCGCATAGACGAAGTGTACCTTATCGTTGCCGACGACGCATACGACGGCGGCGCTGTTTCGCTACCTAGACTCGCACTCCGTACCGGGGTAGCGGCGGCAAGCCCCTCGGCTCCCGGCGCGGATGCGGGTTGGGATGCATGGATTCTACTCGCAACTATTGACCTCCCCACGGCAGCGGCGAACATCGGGGCCACCACGATTACCGACGAGCGCACCATCGCCTCTCTTGTCATCGACGCTATCACTTTGGGCGGCAAGACGGCGGACGACTTCTCGGCTACCACTCACGACCACGACCTCACCTACACAGACATAGCCCACGAAGATTCACGGGACGGGCACCCCCACGCAACGACCTCCCTTGACGGGATGTTTGCGGCTGTGGACAACGCCAAGCTCAACGCCATAGAAGCGAGTGCGGATGTCAACGAGACTCCCGCCGAATTGCTCGCATCTATCAAGACGGTTGACGGCCCCGGCTCAGGCATTGACGCAGACAAGGTGGATGGCATCACCGGAGGTTCCATCTCAACGAGCGGTCACAACCACGACTCACGGTACTACACAGAGACCGAAACCAATGCCAAGTTTGCAGCCAAGTCAGACACAGACGAAGCGGTTGCCGTCTACCTCGCAGCGGTGGGGTCTGCCAACGTAGGCAATCTATCGCTCGTAGACATGGCCTTCCCCTCGGAGACTCGGGACGATTGGGGCGGGCACGCAGGCTCTAGCGGAACCATCTCGGATGACAACGCAGGCTTCTACCTCGTAGAGGCTCAAGTCCTATGGGCTTCCAATGCTACAGGCTTCCGCCAAATCCAAATCAACCACAGCGGGGACGGCGTAATTGCTCTACAGCGCATGGACGCAATCTCAGGGGACAGCACCACAGTACGATGCTCTACCATCGTTCATATGAACGGCTCAGAGACAGTAACGGCGAAGGTCTACCAAGAGTCCGGGGGCAACCTCGCATATCACGATACACATAGCCACTTCCGATTGACCAAGTTGGGAGGCTAGAGCATGGCACCGACCACCACATACACAGACACCAAGATTGGCATACGTTCCATCACGGCACGCACCAACGCAGCGGGCGCGCCTCTCGTAGACCTCTCCGCAGAGGAAGAGCGGTATTCCAACTACCTTTTCTCCGAGGGATGGATTGCCCCCACCGATGCCTTTGAGCCGGTCAAGGGTTCGGCAGCTACTTGGGATGTCATTATTGGCTCAGGCGCGGCGGACGTAGACCTCTACGTTGTCCAAGGCCAAGGTACAGGGCAGGGGAACTACGTTGTACGCCTTGACCAAACTACGGACACCATCGTTGTAGACTCCTCGGACGTTAGCAACCCTCGCACCGATGAGGTTTACCTCGTTGTGATTGACGACGCATACGATTCCACGGGTCTCTCCTTGGCACGCTTCGGCTACCGGAAGGGGGACGCAGGACCGGCAGCAACGGCACCGGGACCAGACCCCGCTTGGAATGCCTATGCCCTCCTAGCCACGGTCCTCGTACCGGCTTCCTCTACGGACATCCTCGCATCTACTCTCACCGACGAGCGCATACAGTCTCAGAGTACGGCGGACGCTCCTACCCTTGAGGGTAACGCTCCCACGGACCTCGCACTCGCAACGCATCTTCACAACTCGGACTATGCATCTCAGGCGCACGACGGCGCAACCTCGGGGCACCCCCTCGCATCGGGAGCGGAGACCGGCTTCTTCTCGGCAGCGGGTAAGACCAAGCTCAACTCCATAGAGGCGTTGTCCGAGGTCAACTTGACACCCTCGGAAGCGCGCGCATTGCTACTCACGGTTGACGGCTCAGGCTCGGGATTGGATGCGGACACCATAGACGGAACCAACGGGGGTAGCTTCTCGTTGACCTCCCACACTCACGACTCAAGCTATTACACAGAGTCCGAGGTCAACGCAGACCTCTCACCCTTGGCTTGGAGTGCGGAGCAAGTATCAGTCCTCCGCCCCGCAGTCATTCTCACGGCCTCGGGTTTTGAGCATACTCCTCTCATGTACGCAGAGGAGCGAGATGATTGGGGCGGACATAGTACGGCGAGTGGCTCTAACCACTACATTTCTGATGACGGCGCAGGCTTCTACTTCGCCGAGGCGCAATGCGAGTTCGCATACTCGGCGGGCGGCAACATGCGCCAACTCCGTATGGTACAGAGCGGGACGCAAATAGCGGTAGGGCGCATAGAGCCGGTCAGCACAGGCAGCGGGTCAACTATTGTCCGTTGTGCGAACTACGTCTACATGACCGGCGCGCAGGCCATCTACCTCTACGCCTATCAAGACAGCGGAGGCAACCTCAACCTCAACACCATCAGACTCAAGCTCACGAAGCTAGGAACGTAACATGGCTACCACCACATATGATGACAACACATTCTCAGTACGGACCATCGGAGCGCGCACCAACTCGGCAGGCACCCCGGTTACCGACCTCACGGCAGAGGAGGACCGCCTAGCAGTCTCCATGCTCACCGAGGGGTGGCTCAAGGAATCCAACTCATGCCTCGTAGCGAAGGGAGGCTCGGGTACGTTTGAGATACTCGTTGGCTCCGCAGGCGCAAGGACAGACTACTACGTTGTCCCCGGAGAGGACGCAGGCCAAGGGAACTA